GCTCTCCACATGGGTTCACTGCAATTCTCTTGGTCTTTCCATATAGTCTTTATCTGGTCGCAACCAGTGCCGTTCATGGTCTTAGCTATGATGTCTTTAAACTTGTTTTGCTTGTTACCCATCAACGCATCCATGACGGCGTTGCTACCCGAGGGGGTCATTTTCTTGGGAACTGGTATCAACCCCCCTCCCAACAGCGTAGAGAACTTGTCAAAGTCTACGTCATCAGGATGGTCATCCCCAAAGAACTCTACAGGTGATGGTGGGTCAGTCTTGTAGTTGTGCGTAGTAGGTACACGCAGTACCCTAGCGGCATCGGCAGTGACGGCGGGGTCAGCCAGTAGTCCGTGTTCAACACATAACTTCTTTAGGCGCTCTGCCACAGGGAGCCAGTCGTCCAGCCCTATCGACTCCGAAAGGAACCAGTATGCGTGAACGCCCCGCCCAGAGTTAACCAGTTTAGGTTTGGGTAGTGATAACGTCTTACAGAACCCCTGTAATGCCACAAGGGCTTTATCTTGATCTGGATAGTCCTTGGTAGCCCCACAGTCGAGGTCTAAAAAGAAAGACTTTAGCTGGTGTACGTTATCTACTTTGCGTGAGTTTGTTTCTTTAAATGTACTAAGTGCAAAATAAGAATCATACCCTTTGCTGTCTAGGTCACGTGCGGCATCAGCCATATCCCCTACGGAGGTGTAGAACTTCTGTACCCTCCTGTCATCCTTCGTACGGAAAGAGAACAAGCAGTAATGCCCATCTTCCCCCAATACCCTTCTTAAAAAACTTTCTACTTGCATAATATATACCTAAATCCGAGAGGTATCGTAGCAGGGGCGCTTGCACGCCCTTTTCGGAATATGTCCTAGCTACAGTTTAGTCTTGCAGGGACTAGTCGTCCCAGTCGGCCACTATATCAGCCAGTGCATCGTCAGATGCTTTTGGTGCGGGTGCCTTCTTCTTAACTACTTTCTTCGGCTCCTCGACTTTTGCGGGTTCGTCATCCCCAAACAACTCATCAGTTACTACTTCCGCGGGGGCAGGGGCAGGGGCTTCAGCTACTTCAAACGGGTTATCTTCCGCTGAGAACTGGAACCCACCTTCTACAGCACCGAAAGGCGATGCGGCTTCCATAGGTACATACTTAATAACCTGTACCGCACGTAATCGGAGGGACACACCCGCTTCGCGCATGTTGTATGGAGTAAACGTAACCGCTACGTTGACAGTGCTACCTGTGGTAAGCATGAAGTCGTCTGGTAGTTTAACGCTTTTTGCGTCGTATTGTACAGGCTTAAACGTAGCGTCTTTACCGTACGCACCTTTCAGTGATGCTTTGTGCGTGTAAGTGCCATCTTCTTCTTTCTTGAAGGGCATATCAAACTTGTCGGGCCAACCCTTTTCTTTCTTGGCTTCATACGCTTTAACCATCTCCATGAACAGAGCCTTGGCTTGGTCTTTAGTCATGCGGAAGCGGGTCTCATACTTAGCGCCTTCGTCAAACGCGTCACACGGTACAGTGCGGTTCTCTGCGTTATCGAACTTGTAAGTCTTGTTAATACGGGGCCATAAGGCTTCGACGTTTGAGATTACATATTGATTATTTGTAGCCATTTGATAAATCCTAATTAATTAGTTTGCATTTAGCTCGAAACCTTCCACCACACCAAACGGAGACACAGGTTCACTTGTTGTAGGGATAGACATAGTGATAGCCTGAATAGTATCTTCATGGTCAATCATGGCCGAAACCCTCTCAAGTGTGTCTTCGTCTAAGCGGTCTACCGGCTTAAAGCAAAGTTTTGGTACTGCACTACCCTCATCAAAATAAATCTTGGTGGTGATAGTAACTACAGGCGTGTCATGTTTAGCGAGTAACCGAGCATAGTTTTGCATACCCATATCTCCGCTATTAGCACTGCCAAATATAGACGTGGCAGGTATCTGTAACTGATACACCTCTTCGGGGTTATCCCGAAATACAACTGCTAACCGTTGTCCAAACCGGCAAGCCCTACCCCCATACTGGCCAGAACCTCTTATATTTTGAGGGCAGTCCATACAACGCATTGCTTGCCGTTGCTCTTGGGGTACATCTACTGAAGGTACTTGTGTGTCGGCAGACCAACACGTAGGTACCGCAACCCTATTGGGGTCGTACGCATCGCCATAGTAAGCGCGAGAAACTGGAGCGGCGTTTACTATAACCACATCCATATAACCTAAGTCTCTAGTAACTTCTTCACCATCAGCTATAACGTGAAACTTGCCACCACGTATGCTGATTCGGCGTAGTCCATTGCTACTCATCAGGCGTCTTCATCCAAGTCTAACTCTAACTGCTCGTACATCACGTCATCTTGGGGTGCTTCATTTACAACTGCCGTAGGCTTACCCAAAAGTTCGGCTTCTAACTCCGGTAACTTAAACCTGTAAGTAGAACCTACCTTTATATAGGTATCGCTCGGGATTTTATCGGTGCGTATCCACGCACGTACGGTAGAGATAGACACTGCAAAGTGCTTCGCTACGGTTTCAATTGGGACAAATGCCGCCATTATTTCCTCCTTACTGAGACTACATATTCTGAGTCTACGTTAAGACCTTTAGGCACAAGGTCGGGGTTCTCTTCCAAAAACTGCTTCATGTTTGCCTGATTTAGTCGTTTGTCTAATAACTCGGGTGCCTCATGCTCTAAAACAAATTCGTGCATGTTGCTCCAATCACTAGTCCAGTACCTAGTCTTGGCAGACCTATAAAACAATCCTGCTGAAGTCTTTACACTATCGACGCCCTGCTCCTTGCAGTACTCCAACAAGGCTTTCTTTACCTTGTCCATCTGCTCAGTCAGTTTGCCGTCCTCTTCTTTAAACGCCGCCGATAGTTCTGAACGCTTATCTTTAATCTTGAGATAAACCTTGGTCAACTGTTCGGCGGTAGACTTTCCTTCACTCATTACACGCTCCTTTACTAACGGGACGTACACTTTATTGCCTTATTATTAGCTAGTCAAGTATTTCTTTGTAAAGGTCAATCATTTTTGTGTGAATGTCTATTCTGTTATCGAGTAGTGCGTAAACACGTTTCTCTGCGTGCGAACCTTGAAGCTGGACGACGGTACATTTGTGATCTTGGCCTGATCTGTGTACACGAGCGTTGGCTTGCGCGTAGGTTTCCAAGGAACTTGTAGGTGCCCACCATACCACCGTGTTTGCCGCAGTTAATGTTACTCCGTGTGCCGCTGACTGGGGTTGTATGACCAGCACTCTAGGATCATCAGCTTCTTGGAATCGCTTGAATATCTCCGTACGCTTACCGGCACTCACATCCCCACGTATTATCTCCGTAGATATACCGTCATCGCGTAGCTTGTTAGTCAGTAGGTCAATCGTATGTTTGAAGGGTACGAACACTAGCACCTTCTTACTAGACTCGTCTATGACTTCACGTAGTACCTTATATCGGGGGGATATGTCGAACTCTACTGCGTCCCCCTTGTCGGTATACACTGCACCTGCGGATATTTGTAGTAACTTGTTCATGTTAACTGCGGCATTGGCAGCACTTATCTGTTCCCCTGCCGCCTGCATTACCATCTTGTTCTTCAGTTCTTTGTAGTACTTCAACTGTTGTCGGGTAAGAGGTACTTCTCTTTTGGTGTACACCATAGGTGGTAGGTCAAGGCACTCGTCTTTGGTAAACCGTATGGCTGGTTGCAGTACCCTATGCACCGTATTGGTAGCGTCTTCTTTGGGCACCCATTTGAAGTTTGTTACCTTACGCATCACTTGGTCACGGAACGATCCAAAAAATCTGGGCACGCCATTGGGGTTAACGAGTTTGGCTATACCGTATGCATCAGTTGGGCTTTGTGCAGCAGGGGTACCCGTCATCATCCACAGCCACGTGCTTGGCCCCACTAACTTGTTCATGGTCTTCCATCGTTTTGTTTGCGGGTTCTTGTAGTGCGTAGCCTCGTCAACGATTATGAGGTCAAACCCTCCATTAGCCACGGCATCCGCTACGATCTCCACCCCATCATAATTTATTATCACGTACTCAGCATCGCCTTCGATTATCTTGGCGCGTTTGTCTTTTGCTCCATAGGCCACGTCTACCTTGCGGTGCATAGCAAAGCTAAATAAGTCGTTGCGCCATGCGGAATCCATAATAGATAGGGGGCACACCACCAACACTCGACGTATCACCCCCTGCTTCATAAGGTAGTCTGACGCCCATATAGCACTGGCAGTCTTGCCTGTACCCTGCTCGTTAAAGCAGAAAGCCTTGCGGTTCAACGTGAAAAAACTAGCTGTAGTCTTCTGATGATCGAACGGAGTGTACTTACCTGTCCAATCGTACTTAGATTCTATGGGGGATGGCGCGTTGATGTTCATGTTGCGCAGTACCTGTGTCTCTTCTAATCCCCAGTTAACAAGTACTTGGTTGTTTGCTAACTCCCTGCTCTTTGGTATAACCGATGTAACCTTTGCGGGGTTACGTAGCGTAAGTAATAACGCCTTATCATCTACTATCTTCATATCTGTACGAACTCCGTCATTGGTATATACATACATGTTTCAGTGTCGTGGCTATCGTTTCTATCGTGCCTACCTCCTAGGCGTTTCTCGTACCTATCTTCCAGAACTACCGTAAACACTCCATCAGTAAACCGCACAATTAATAAGGGTATTACTTTATCCTCTTTGCTCATACGTAATATGCTATCAACCTTCATAGCACTTATCATATAAGTGAGGTACTTATCGCTCGCATTAGTTCGGGTTTTGATTTCTACATTGCCTACATGCTTACCATCTTGGAATAGTAAGCCGTCTATAGAGGAGAATGGTTCGGACTTCTCATATGTAAACTTACCTTTAGATTCTATATACTTCTTTATGTAACCCTCGTTACTACGGTCAAACTCACTTTCATACACGGGACGCATTTGTTTCTCCGATGCAAAATAGCGTGAAGTGGGTGTCCACGTCACACTGAAATATAATTACTTGTTAACACGTTAAGGTGATAACACCTACACACTCTGTTAATGGGTAGACTGAAAACTGGATAACTGTACAGCCCAGTCAGGTCGTGGCTTTGCTACCTAGGTAACAAAAATATCTCCGCCATACTAAACGACTTAATAAATCGTTTACCTAATTATTATACCGTTTTAGTAGCCCTGCTTCGTCCACAGATAGGGCTAGGTCTGCATTATGTAGGGACTAGCGATGAATATAGCACTAGCCCGTTAGACTACTCGATTTTATGCCGCTG